GTCATGGCCCTGTGCGTAGCCCTGCAACCTGACGGCACCCTGGTCCCCACGGGCCAGGCTGTCGATGCCTGCACGGGCTACGTACTGGTGAGCAGCAGCGAACACGCTGTGTATGGGCTCATCAATCAAGCATTTGCAGTGCCCACGCCCGAACAAGCCGCAGGGTGGTTCGTCGGGACTTTCGGGTTCGTGGTCACCATGTATTTGGTCGCCCGCATGACCGGCGCGGTCGCCAATTTCTTCCATTAGCCGGTCACCAACAGAGGAGCAATGCAATGGATTTCTCGGGCATCCTGGAAGGCCTCAGCGCCGCCACCGCCACCGCCGCCGTGATCGGTGCGGGTTCGATCTCGGCCCTGGTGGGCTTCGTGGTGTGGGGCACGCGGAAGGTCGCCGGCTTCTTCGGCCGCTGATCGGGGTGGGGGAGGGGATTCCCTCCCCCTTTCTGCATGATCCCCTTCATCAACATCATCAACGGCCTGGAGCCGCAACACATCGTCTGGGCACTATTCGGTGCCGCGATGACCTACGCACATATTCGCTTCGCGCTGTGGGCAACGCCCATCGTCGCCAAGTTCTTCCTCGGTCGATACATCAGGGGCAAGCTGTGATCCTGTGCCTGTTCTGCGGCCTGTTCGGATTGCTCGCTGGCGTCGCCGTCGTCAAAGGGCTGGATTCCAAATGAACGCGATTCTGCGCCTTATCGTCCTCTCCGCCTTTTTCGTCATTGCGCCGCTGGCCGTCGCTCAATCTGTTCCTTGGGAAACGAGCTACCCTAACGAAGGGCTTGCGTATCAGGGCTGCATGCAGGCAGCCGCGGGCGCTGCCGGTGGTGGCACCTGCAACAAGTCTGGCAATGGCTATTCCTGCGTCAGTAACTCTGGCTGGTCGTGTTCGCACAGCATGGCCGGCATGTCCGGATCGAGCTATCACCGGTTCACCGTCGCGTGTTCGGCTATGCCGCCTCTCGGCGCCGGTTGGTTCTCTCTCGATGGTGGTAGCGCCATCTGTAAGGATGGTTGCTCTTATGGCGGCGCTGGTTCCTCCGGTGGGACGACCGTAACGATCCACTCGGGCACTCCCGGCGCCTTCTCAATCAAGGAAGGCCCTGGCGGCAACTCGCCAGACGGCGGCGTTTGCGATAGCGGCACCGGGCCGTCACAGATAACCTCGCCGTTCTGCAAGACGCAGGGCGGCTTGACGCAGTGCGTTACCCAGGATGGCAAGCATTGCGCGCAAGCCAGTACCGGCAAGCTGTTCTGTTGGTCGCCCAATGAGACCGGCACGAAGGTTAGCGGCAACGAAGGCGCTACGAAGTCGCCGCAGGGCAAGCCCAACAATCCGCCGCCGATCCCACCGCCCAACAACGGCAATTGGGAAGTCACCGGCAGCGGCACCACGTCGATCACCAACAACAACGGTGATACCACCAACTACACGACCAACAACTACACGTCCAGCAACGGCACCGAGGGCAACGGCGGCGGAACGACGAATCCTGATGGCAGCGAGAACCCCGGCGACGACCAAGGCGAGGATGACGGTCCCGGCACGCCCGGCAGCGGGGTAGGGGATCTGTATGACGGCAATGGCGACAAGACGGTGGGGAGCGTCTTCAACAACTTTCGGAGCCGCGTCGGTGCGTCACCGATCATTTCGGCGGTCGATTCGTTCTTTACCGTCAACGTCGGTGGTGCGTGTCCGGTGTTCACCGTCCCGGCGTCGGACTATTGGGACAGCATGACCCTGGATCAGCATTGCTCGGGCGGCATTGCTCAGTCCCTTAGCTATATCGGCTGGGTGCTTCTTGCGGGCGCAGCTATCGGAGCGGCGATATGGGCACTATCGTGATGATGCGTGCCGGGTGGCTCAGTGATCTGACCGACTGGATCAAAGAGCAGATTCAGCGCGTGTGGGACGCCTTCGAGGCGTTCGTCATGGACATGGTGATCTACGCCCTTGAGCAGGGTTTGGAGCTTGTCGCGCTGGCTTTCGAAGCATTGCCAGTGCCCAGCTTTCTCACCAATTACAGCGTCGGGTCGCTGCTCGCCAACGCAGGCCCCGAAATCGGCTGGGCGGTCCAGACCTTCAAGATCGGCGAGTGCTGCGCGATGTTCGCCGCTGCGCTCGCCTTTCGTATCAGCCGCAAAATTCTGACCTTCGGGAAGTGGTGACATGCTCGTATTCAACGAAGGCGTACCGCGCGCCGGCAAATCCTACGACGCGGTGAAGAACCACATTCTCCCGGCCCTGAAAAAGGGCCGGCGTGTTTTTGCCCGTCTCAATGGCCTGCGTCACGACTTGATCGCGAAACGCCTGGGCATGTCCGAGGCGGACGTGCGCTACCTGCTGGTGCACGTCGAAACGAAGGACGTAGTGTCCACCTTCAAGTGCGTGCCGGACGAAACTGGCAAGTGGACAATTCCCGACGAATTCAAGGATGCATTGATCGTCGTGGATGAGGTGCATGAGTTCTACGTCAAGAGCCGCGCGCCGCTGCCTGATCCGGTCGAGAACTTCTGGGCGCTGCTCGGCCAGAACGGCGGCGATGCGGTCATCATGACTCAATGGATCAACCGCGTGCACGATGCCGTAAAGGCCCGCATCGAGCGCAAAACGGTGTTCCAGAAGCTGACCGCCGTTGGCATGAAGAATCGCTATCGCGCGACGTTGTATCACTCGGTCGGGCCGATGAAGTTTGAGAAGGTCGGCGGTAAGACGTTCAAGTATGAGCCTGACATTTTCCCGCTCTATGATGGCTACGCACCCGGTGCGGAGAACACCGAGGTTTACGAGGAAGGCGGCAGCAACGTTTGGAAGCTGCTGGCGGCAAAGGGCGTCGTGATGGGTGCTGTTGGCCTGGTCGGCGCCTACTTCTTCCTGAGCTACTTTTTCAACGGCGTGACCGCCAAGGAAAAGGAACCCGAGCCCGCCAAAGTCGAGACGGTGCAGTCGTTCGACCTGGAAGGCAATCATGTCGGCACGGAGACGATTTCCGCGCCGGCTGCCGTCGAGCCTGAGCCGGCCCAGGCCGAGCCCGTCGAGGTGGACCCATACGAAGGGCTGACGCCCGAGCAGCGTTTCGTTGCCGAGCTATCGGACAAGGGCAGGGCGCGCCTGGCCAGCCGCGCCGATGTTGGCCACCGTATCCGTGGCTGGGTCGAGTGGGTCGATGACTCAGGCGTCACGCTTGAAAGCCTTGAAGTCTCCGCGTTGGAGGAGCTGGGCTATACCGCCACATGGGCCAGCTTCGGCGTGCGCTTGGTCGCCGGGAAAAAGACCATCATTGCCACGCCTTGGCCGCGTGAAGTGCGCGTGCGCGAATCCGAGCCCCGCCTCTACCGGCTGGACGGCGGCGGCGGTGCTGGCGTTGCGAGCGCAGCGAGTGAGGCCGGCACTGCCGCCCCTGGCGGCGTTGTGGAATACACCCCCGGTACCCGTGGCGACGTGTTCCCGCGCAGCCCCGGCTACACGACAGACACGTGGACCGGTGAGGTCAAAGGGCTCTAGCGGGGTGTAGGGGCAAGGCCCCTACGCAGAACGCCCCACACGCGGCCTAGATGTCTGCAAGCTCTGGCCAACGATGCTCACGCGCGGGTCCCGTTCCGAAGGCCGGTCGCCACCCTGCCCACCGGCTGTGCTAGCCTCGCTCCCGTCGTCACGGAGGGATGGCAATGGGGAAGGGGATAGCAATACTGCTGCTGATCGCCGTTATCGCGCCGAGCTTGGCGCAGACGCGCGCCGCCCAAGGGAAAGGTGTGCCACGAGTCGCACCAGCTACGAAGGCGGCTTATAACTCAACTGCGAAGGACACCACACCCTTCAACTGTGAGAACTACGCAAGTCATCCTCACCCTATGATGAAGCCACTCTGCGAGGAGTGGGAACGGAACCATATTCAGTCGGAGGCGCGCCGAGCCGGCCGCCCCGGCCCATCATCTAGCATCGTTGATTTGCCGCCTTTAGGCTCACCGGAAGGCAGGCGAACTGGAATCATCTGTATCGGCGGCCAGGCCATGCGGAAGCTTTCGAATGGGTGGCAGCAACTTTGGGGCAATGACGGTTGGCAGAGATGCCGCGGAGGCTGAAGCTATGTTGGGCTTTCTTGCGAATTTTCCATCCTCTTTCTTGAGCAGTCTCGCCGACGCATTCAACTCGTTATCGGACACGATTCAGGGCGTTGTTATTGCCAGTGTCTTTTCCTTTGTTAGTGGATGCTTGGCGCTGTTCGTTACTTGGATACTGAGCAATCGCAGGGCGGACTTTGAGCGCGAGCAAAGCGCATCAACGCGAACGTTTGAGCTTAGACGAGAAGCATTGATGCACGCGGCCGAGGGCGCAATTGAGGCTATCGGATCACTCACTTTGCTTAGTAACGAAACTCTCTCTGAGACTGACATAGCGAAGAAGTTTCAAGACGGAACAAACAAGGCGTTGCGTGCATATGTGGTCGCGAATAGGGAAACTGTTGAGATTCTCACTGGCCTAATCAAAGATGCCGGACATAGGTTCTTCGAGCTGGTGCCTCGAAGAATTCAGTTGATGGATGCGTACACCGATCACTCCATACCACTAGAACAGTCTAGGAGAGCTATGGAGAAGGCTGACCAGTTAGTTGCTCAACAGCGCGCTGCCGTTATTGCTGGGACAACTGAAAGAGAGATGGAGAGCCTAAAAGGATTCATTGATTTTCAGATGCAACAGCATGAGAAGTTCTCACAAGAAGCGAATGAGGCATTCCCCAAATTTTTGGCTTATCGATCTCAGTACGCTTACGACTGCCTGTTAGCGCATATAGAGCTGCAAGGCAAGTTGAATCGTCTAATCTCGTCTTTGCGTCAGGATGTTGGCGTCGACAAGCCGGGCGATTGGTCATACTTGGAGTACGCCCGCATCGATGTGGAGGACATCAAGCAAGCCTATCGCGACGGGATGAAGCACATAGATGTTGATGTGGATTAGCCGCAACGCACTTCAACCTGCGCGGGTTCCGAAATGCTGTGCATGCCAGTCGGCAAGGTCCACAACGACGACCTTCACCGGTCCACACCGAACGGGCTTTTCCGCCTCACGACGCGAGCGCAGCCCCGCACGTCGCAGTTCCATCGAGTCACGCCAGAGGATGCCGGCCAGGCGCTCTGGCGTGATCCTGTAGCGTTCTGGGCTGACTAGGTGTGATCTCTCGGTAGGTTGTTCATCCGGGGCATCTCTGGAAGATGGGGGTTGCGAAGCCAACCCAGCCCCCAGGAGCCCCGGATGAACCTGCATAAACATGCCCGTTTGAGCCCGC